CAAAAGCCGTCACCGTCCCGGATATTTCACCGAATACATGCGCAAGTACCGCGCCAGTTCCAAAGCCTCCAAACCCATTCAATGATCTTAACGAGGGTGAAATGAGCTGTTGCGCCGACCCATATAATTGCACCGTTCCCATACCTCAGGATAGAACCGGTCTTGTTCACCTGAATTATCCGGACGTCCCGGAGGTGACTGAGGAGATGGTCGAGCGGGCAGCGAAGGCGCTGGTTGCGTCGAAGGGCGTTAGTCCGAACACGCTATTTGAAATTCATGTGTTCTCCGGAAAAGAGCATTTCGACCACGAGGACGCAAGCGGCAAGCGCTTCATCTATTCTTGGCGCAAGCAGGTGGATAATGCCCGCGCCGCCCTCACCGCAGCCCTCTCCAAACCCCAACCCACTGACCTGACAGGGAATGAAGAATGAGTGAGACTAAGCAGCCAGAGAGCGAGTTCAAGCCACTCCCACTAGACCGGGCTGGATTATCAGCCCTACCAGAGGCGACAACAGTTACAATGCCACTGTCAGACTTTGCGGCTATTGCGGCGGCGGCAATATCGGTTCATCCTGACGGCAAGGTCTATGCAAGGGTAAACGACCGTTGGCTACCTGTTGATTTCCAAAGCCAGTCTAAACCAATAACACCCAACAACCTGCGAGAGATGAATAATGAGTGAGACAAGCGCGACTGATTTAGAAAAGACCGTTACAGTCGTGGTCGGCTTTCCTAGTGGGGGTAGCATCGCATTGATCGCCAGTGCGCATCAGCCTACAATGATCAGCGAAGGACACCTGATGGTCCTTAATCCTAAAGGCTACGCTATTGCATCGTTCGCCCCAGGATATTGGACAGCAACCGCTGTGCAAGAAAACACCCTCGCGTCTGATCCCAAAAATCCTGTGTAGCCCCTTGATTTAAAAAGCCAATCTGCGAGACGCATAATCAGGAGGATGAGATGGGCGGGATGCCGATGACATATCAACTGTCAGCCGTTAGCCAAGCAGATGCCCAGAGCCAAATGAACCGCCAGACGGCAATGGACAATGCAGCTGCAGCGATGAACCATGCGCTTAGCAGCGTCAGTCATCGGAACCTACAGAACGCCTATGCCTACAATGTAATGGTTCACCCATCACCTTCCGTGGCCGCTACTGCTGCATCTCGTGTCAAGAAATCCGAGTGGGAAATAGAGGCAGACAAGCGTGAGCGTGATATTGACGAGATGATCGAACGCCAGCGCCAGGAACGTGAACGCGTCCGCATCGAGGAAGAAGAAACCGGCATCAACCCAAGAGGAGAGGACTAATGGCCTTTGGGAAAGGAAGTCCAGAGAGCGCTTATGGCTTTGCGGCGCCAGCGGCTAGTACCCTAGAAGAGGTTTATGAAGGCCTGCGCACTGGCAACGGTAATATGATGCATGACCTTGTTCCGCTGCTCCGTGACATGGTTCGCCGCCTTGATGAGCTAGAGGCTGAGAACAAGCGTCTGAAGCAGCAGGACTAACCCGTCCTTGCTAACAAAGGACATAACCCGTATCATCTCCTCATCTCTAAGCGTCGGAGAGATGAATGGCCAGCCCCGTAGAACTATCCTTGGGCAAGCGGGGCACTTCGGTTCCCGTTTCCGAAGATGATCCAGTCCCAATCATACAGCCTCTAGACCTCATGACAGACGGCGGTGATGGCCCTAACAGACGCCTCCGCGTCGATGTTGGACAAACAGGTTTCTTCGCAGGCAGAGAGTTCCGTACCTATTACGAGTTCACCACGGACACGGTGTTCAAGATCGTTGTTCCGATAAACACCATCCTATGGTTTCTCGGCATTAACCTCTTGTCTGGGGAGGTCAGGCTAGAGACTGTAGCTGGGGGAACAGAGGGCGGTACATTCTCAACCGTCCTCCCAATATTCGGACGCAACAACATGTCCGAGCGACCTGAGCCATTCTACACGCCTCAAGTCGTCATATCGGCAGGCGGCACACATACAGGCGGTACGATCCTGGACGTTCTCCGCAACAAGACAAGCGATAACTCAAACTTCGCTGGCGCTGTCGGCGTGAACTCAAGCGATGAGCGCGGGGTTGCAGCAGCCACATACTATTTCAGGCTCACAGTGACCGGGACAACAAGCGGCACTCTGAAAGTGAATTGGGAAGAGCGACCATAGGCTTGCATTCCAACATGGTTATATGCGAAATAAGGTGTCTATTTCGACCAAGCTGATGGCAGTCGTATCAAGTGCAAAATTCTATTGTAGAAACCAAGCGACCAAAGACAGGTGGCCGCAAGAAGGGAACCCCGAACAAGGCTAACGCCGTGCGTCAGCAGACTGTGGCTGATGGGGGCATTACGCCTCTCGATTACCTCCTAAGCATAATGCGGGATGAGACTAACGAACTCCCCGTTCGGACAGACGCAGCTAAAGCCGCGGCCCCTTATGTTCACCCTCGCCTTGCTGCAATCGATCATAGCGGCTCCCTGACAGTCTCGCATGAGGCTGCACTAGCCGAGTTGGATGATGATGATCAGTGAGCGCGAGCGGGAAATCCGCCGCAAGCTCCGAGACAACTATCCTCACTACGCATCCAAGTGCCTAAAGATCAGAGCCAAGGACGGAACCATTGAACCGTTCACGCTCAACAAGGCGCAGCTTTACCTTCATGGCCGTCTAGAAGCGCAGATAGAGCAAACCGGCAAGGTTCGTGCTCTCGTGCTCAAGGGAAGGCAACAAGGCATCTCAACATACATTGGCGGTCGGTTCTATCATCGCACCTCACATCGGCGGGGCCTTCGTTGCTTCATCCTCACGCATGAACAGGACGCAACGAATAACCTGTTCGGAATGGTTGAGCGGTATCACTCCCATTGCCCGCAACTCGTGAAGCCATCGACTGGCGCATCGAACGCCAAGGAACTGTTCTTCGACAAGCTAGAAAGTGGCTATGCGGTTGGAACGGCAGGAACCAAGGCAGTCGGGCGCTCACAGACCATTCAGCTATTTCATGGATCGGAGGCGGCGTTCTGGCCTAATGCCTCATCGCACTTCGCTGGCGTCATTCAGGCCATCCCTGATCTGCCAGGAACAGAGATTATCCTAGAGAGCACCGCAAACGGTGTTGGGGGCGAGTTTCACGAGCGATGGCAACAGGCGGAATCTGGACAAGGTGACTATATCGCCGTGTTCATTCCGTGGTTCTGGCAGGACGAGTATCAGCGCCCTGTACATAGCGACTTCGTTATGGACGATGAAGAGCAACGGTATTATGATACTCACGCGTCGAATGGGCTAACTCTCGGTCATATGGTTTGGCGCCGAAACAAGATTGCGGAACTCAAAGACCCGATGCTGTTCAAGCAGGAGTACCCGGCGACCGCATCTGAGGCGTTCCAGATGACGGGGCACGACAGCTTCATCAAGCCAGAGCTATTGCTCAAGGCCCGCAAAACCACGTGTGAGCCAATCGGTCCTCGTGTTGCTGGTGCCGATCCTGCCCGCTTTGGTGATGACAGGTTCTCTGTGGTCATTCGTCAGGGCCGCAAGATCGTCAAGAAGGAAAGCCGCCATAAGCTTGACGTTGTAGCTGGTGCAAACTGGCTCAAGCAGATTACAGATACCGAGAAGCTGGATAGAGGCTTCATTGACGTTGGTGGTGTCGGCGCTGGTGTTTATGACCTCCTCGTAAGCTGGGGCGAGCCATACGCGAGTATCTGGGTGCCGATTGACTTCGCTGGCACACCGCAACAGTCCGATATTGTATTGCCTTCGGGAGAGAAGCGCCCCGGCCCATTCAATCGCCGCGCTGAAATGTGGATGCGCTCGCGTGACTGGCTTGATGAACCTGGCGGCGCTGATGTGCCGGATGAGGATAGTATTCAGTCAGACGCCTGTTCTCCGGGCTATCACTACAACGGCAACAGCTATCTCCTGATCGAAAGCAAGGAAGCTATGCGCAAGCGTGGCGTTCGCTCTCCTGACGAGTGGGATGCGGTAGTACTGACATTTGCAGAGCCTGTAGCGCCGCGTAGGAAGCGCCCTGACTCGACTAGCGTGGTGTCGGGAGGGTGGATGGGGTGATTAGCTCAAGAGACGACATAGAGCGCCTATTCACCGCCCAATGGACGCGCCAGCTTGGCACAACGGTCGGTAATGGATATGAGCGCCTGAAGTTTATCCGCACCAAGGCTCGACAGCTAACGGATCACTTCGACACAACCGGCTGGCCAGAAACCGAAGAAGAGGTTCTGCCATACATTCAAAGGACGATTGAACGCTATGGATAAAGAGCCAAAGAAAAAGCCCCGCCGCGATGATGATCTGCTTTCACGCGCCCGCAAGTGCTTTGATAAGGCTGAAGAGCACGAGCAGGACAATCGTCTGTCCTATCGCGCCGATACGCTCTTTGTCCGTGCCCGCGATCAGTGGCCAGAAGCCATTCGCCGTCAGCGCGAACAGGAAGGGCGCCCATGCCTAACGATTGACAAGCTAGGCCCTGTCGTGCGCCAGGTGGTCAACGATGCCCGTCAGAACAAGCCTTCGATCAAGGTTCATCCGGTTGATAGTCACGGCGATCCAGAGACTGCCGAAATCATCAATGGCCTCATTCGCAACATCGAATACACCAGCAATGCTGACGTAGCTTATGACACGGCGGTTGAGTGTGCGACTGGTGGCGGCTTTGGCTATATCCGCGTTGGGATCGGCTACGCCTATGATGACACGTTCGACCTTGATATTACGATTGACCGCGTGGCAAACCCTCTCAGCGTATACGGCGATCCCAACTCAACCGCTGCTGATAGCTCAGACTGGAATGATGCCTTTGTCGTTGACCGTCTGAGCAAGGAAGAGTTCAAGCGTCAGTATCCCAAGGCCGTTATGACCGATTGGGATAGCGATGCATGGACCGAGGTAACGGGTGACTGGCTGAATGAGGATGGCGTTCTCGTTGCCGAATGGTGGACACGCGAGCCCTCCGAAAAGACACTGGTTAAAACCACGGATGGCCGCACCTTCGATGAGAAGCAGCTAACAGAGGACGACGATATTGCCCTTGCGCTGGAAGCAGGCCTGATCACGCTGGCGGTTGATGATCTCGGCCAGCCTATTCGTCGTGTGGTGAAGTGCTTCAAGGTCATGCAGCGCATCATGACGGGTGCTGAAGTCCTCTCCGAGCGTGAATGGCCTGGCAAGTACATTCCCATCAGCCCGGTTTATGGCGATGAGTTCTGGATCGATGGCAAGCGCTACCTTCGCAGCCTGATCAACGGGGCTAAGGATGCCCAGCAGATGTTGAACTTCTGGCGCACGAGCGGAACCGAACTGGTTGCCCTTGCGCCGCGTGTCCCATTCATTGGTGAAGAGGGTGCATTCGACGTTGATATCGAGCGCTGGAATACGGCTAACACGAAGTCTCATCCGTTCCTTGAATTCACTAAGGGCAAGCAAATGCCCCAGCGTCAACCGCTGGATGGTGGCGCAGCGGCAGGAGCGTTGCAGGAGGCACTAAACGCCTCTGATGATATCAAGTCCATTACCGGCATTTACGATGCCTCCTTGGGCGCCAGAAGCAACGAGACGAGTGGTCGTGCTATCATGGCTCGCCAGCGTGAGGGTGACGTTTCCACCTTCCATTTCATCGACAACCTGTCCCGCGCCATTCGGCATACAGGCCGCATCATTATCGACCTCATTCCTCACGTGTACGACGCTCCCCGCATTATCCGCGTGATCGGTGAGGATGGATCGCAGACGGCACAGAAGATCAACCAGCCTACGCAGGTCATGGATGAGGATGGAAAGCCGAAGGTTGATGAATTTGGTCAAGCCGTCATGGCTCTGCACGATCTTACCGCAGGCAAGTACGATCTGACGGTTTCGACTGGTCCGAGCTATACAACGCAAAGGCAGGAAACGGCTGATCAGATGATGCAGCTTATTCAGGCCTATCCCGCAGCGGCTCCGCTTGTTGGCGATATCCTGGTGAAGTCCCTCGACTGGCAGGGCGCTGATGAGATTGCAGAACGCATCAAGCGTATGATTCCCCCGCAGGCTCTTGGTGAGCAGGGCATTCC